CAGCGTATAGATAAGCAAGCTAATCATCTATACTTAGAGATACAAGTAATTAGCAGTGTGGGGAGTAGCTCACGAATTTCAAAACTTGAAATCCTAATTTCCAAGTTTCATATTTATAAACCTGTTAAAATATAGAAACCAGCGCATAGATAAGCAAGCTAATCATCTATACTTAGAGATACAAGTAATGAGTGGTGTAGGGAGTAGCTCACGCTCAAAATCCTAATTTCCAAGTTTCAGAATTTATAAACTGGATGCTAAAATAGAGAATAAAGTGATAAGATAAGCAAGCTAATCATCGATACTTATCTATACAAGTAATGAGCAGTGTAGGGAGTAGCTCACGAATTTCAAAACTTGAAAATCAGGATTTCATATTTATAAACCTGTTAAAATATAGAAACCAGCGTATAGATAAGCAAGCTAATCATCTATACTTAGAGATACAAGTAATTAGCAGTGTGGGGAGTAGCTCACGAATTTCAAAACTTGAAATCCTAATTTCCAAGTTTTCAGATTGAATATGAACTTGCTGAAATATGGATCCAACCGGTGTAGCATTTGCTTCTTCTGCTACCCTAACGGTCAGGAATAGATAAGCAAGCTAATCATCTATTGTTATATGTATCACATAACAACGGTGTAGATATAATCATATCTTGTAACCTGATTACAAGATGATGAGAATATTAATCATTATTAGCTAATAAGATGTTATAACCGAAGATAAGCATCATGATATGATATATACCCAACACAAGTAGGACTGCTTAATTATATACATATATACTCAAATATATGTTTGTTTACTCATCATCTGTAAACTCGCTCATAACTAGAGATCTAGCTTCATCAAATGATATTCCATCACGCCAACATTGACATAACATTTCAACAGGAGCTGCCAAAGTTCTTGGATTACGTTTTCTAGGTGGTACATATCCAATCTCTGACAACTTGGCAAGATGTTGCGAATATCCTGCTTCGATTAACATGTCAACTTGATTCATAAGTAGATGTTCAGCATAATATAGATAATCAATCTTCATTGGTTCATCTGTTGAGAGAGACTCGATATATTGTTCGTACATGCGATACTTCTTACCTGACTTCTCGTTTGGATTATCTGTTTCAATGATTACAATATCAAGTCTATCTTCTGGTTGTATAACTTTACCTACAGTATTTAACCAGTCAACAAAGACCTTCATACAGAATGTTTCAGACGTGTAATCTGATCCAACCTTCTTGACAAAGATAAACTTCTCATCTGGAAATCCACCGGATAATGTCTTCTCAACATAATCAATGATGTATAATAATGTCTTCTTAATTGGAATACGCTCGTAAATATTCTTCATTGATAGTTCATTCGTTATATCAGTTGTATTTTGAGGTTTATCTCTTCTTGCGCCTGCCATACCCTTAATTAAGACTATGGGTTTACCCTTATCGTTGAGTTTTGGAGTTCCATCCTTGCCTTGAAGTCCGAAAACGTAATTCTTTTTAGCTTTAGCGAACATACGACCTTGCTTTTCAAACTCGATGGCGATTGGCGGAGGAAACATTGCTGGATATCTATCTGAACCATTGATTCTTTCCTGTATTTCGAGTGCTATCTTATTTGTTTCAAATGAGTCTTTTCCAGGTATGACGAACATGATTGAATCAGTGTCGCCATAGATCGATATCGCTCCGTAATTATCTATTACAAACTTGGACACTGTTTCTCTGTCTTCCCTTCCCTTTGCTGTTGTACACATTCCCGCTTCAATAAGTTCAAGATCACCATATTTGATTGTTAAGAAACCATAGAATCCATTCGCATTAACTTTGATACTATTCTGCTTGCTATTTAGACGAGTTAATTCTATGTTAATAGCATCTATCTGTATTTCTAATGTTGCTATCTGAGTTACTATTTCGTCTGCATCATTAGACATAGTGTTAGCTAGCTTCTCCATCAACCCATCGCGTGATGCAACAAGCTCCTTGAGTTTGCGTTGTAGGATTGGAATCTTGCCCTTAGTTAACTTCTGACGAGCAGCAACCATCTCCTTAAGTATACTTGGAACAAGTCCCTCTCGATATTGAGCTTTAACCCATAGGAAACGATATGATCGTTGCGTAGTTTCCTCCTTTTTCACCTTCTTTTGTCTTTGCTTGGCATTGCGTTTCTTAATCTTCTCGATCTCTATATCTAGTTCATCACGCTTCTTTTCTGATTTACTGTATATTGGTTCATCTTGCGTAAACTCAATGATATTGACCATCTTTCGAAGTTCTGGATCATTGAGATATATTTCTTCTTGTGACTTCTCTATCAGAGTTGTGTAATCAAAGTTATGAGCTCTAATTTCAGATGGATAAAGTGATGTGAAGTCCAAACATATGACATGATCGAAGACACCAACACGAGGATCGACGACGAATCCACCAACAACATAATATCCTGGCGGAGCTCGCGAGTCAATAACATAATTCTTCTTTGTCGAATAGTGATATAGATATGATACACACCGCACTTGCTGACCTCTGGTATATGTTGCTGGAATAGTTACGGCTGCAACACTTGAATCTTCAACACGATCAATCCAAACATTAAATCTCTCAAAGAGATCAATGGTGAGCTCAGTGTCCTCGAAGCAATAGGCAAGGAAAGTTTCCAGCCATGTCATAATTTTATCATGCTCCTTCTGTAACTTCTCTATCTTCCTGATCACCTGCTTCGATATTGGTTTATTATCAGCACCTTGGAGTGCAAGCTCATATATCTTTTTCGCCACTTTTATCAACTTGTCATAGTTAGCAAATGATTCTTCAATGCTCACTTCGTGCTTGCCTCTATCGAGATACAGTTTGGAAACAAAATCAAGGGTATATTTAAGGAGCTTCTGACTTCTCTTGATTAAGATCATCAAATCAAGAGTGATAGTTCCATCAATCAGTGGATAGTATAGATTATTCTTACCATATGCTGATGATTCCCAGACTATCGGTCTTATTTCAGGAACATTCTTTCCTTTAATTCTACCAAGTTGTCCCCATCCATCACCTTCAATCTTGAGCCTAGCATCCATAACAGAAAGATCATAATTTAATATATTCCATCCGACTATGAGTTGCGGTTTGTATTGCTTTATTAATCCCATCGATCTGTGTATTAATTCAGCCTCTGTCTTACAGATGATAACATTCGAACTAGGAATCTTTGAATGTAATCTCTCTGGATCGATTAAATTATAGTTTTGTTCAAGTATGAATCCATAACGTATACGCTTGTCTTTCGACTCACCTTGACGATGTATAGTACATGTGTTCATGAAGACGACATGATTAGGATTCTCCTTTCTTGGCATAGCTCTCGGATTATCTGTATGCTGTTCTATATCGAATCCCATAATCAGTGGATGTGTAGACCAACTCTCACATTCATCTTCCGCTATTGCTTTCATACTGTCATACTTCGTCATAATGTATTCACGATCACAAGTTGATATCCTTGATTTTGAATTTGTAACATCTTTACATTCTGCTCTGAACCATCCTGTGTATCGACAATCTACCTCTGTTAAGAGTTTACGTTCCAACGATATATCAAATACCCTTGGATAACATTTCAGTTTGCCAAAGTTGGTGGTTGAGACAACATTATAATTCTTATTTGAAGAGACGAATAAGTCGACACACTTCCTCATATGATAATTCGAAGTGAACGTTAACAGTAAATATGGATATCCCTTTTCACCTTGATAGTAGTACAAATTACGCCTATTAGGATAATACTTTGCTTTGATTGGCTTAGCATCACCAAGTAGTTCTGCCAAATCTTCTGATGCAAACTTCCAAACATCAGAAGATGACCATTCGAAATTTATTGATTTACCACCGACTTGTAATGTATTAGGTAACTGAAGGAAGAATGATGGAGCAAAATCTTCTATCCGAACGAGACATTCTTCCGACTCCTTATTTAGGGTATAGCAATGAATTACAGTCTTCCTATCGGGTCCGAAATTATCTTCTATTACCCAATCATATGGATGGCCGATAAATTCAACAATATTATTCGCCATCGCGAATTTCTTCGAAGTAGATAATATTTAAGTAATTATTTTGATCATGTATAGTATTATAGATGATGTAGTATATGTTTAAAAAGTGAACCAAGTATTTGTCTCGGGATCAGAAACAAATGTTACACTTATATTACTGGGTAACATGAAATAGTTAATCTGTCCATTGAAACTCGCTCCATGGACGGGAAGTAACTTATGTTGCGTATTACCCTTTATTGCTCTCACCGTAAATATTAATCCCTGTTTGGTGCTGGGGAGTTCGATATCCAGATTATTAATAGACTCTATGATATAGTAGCGTGAATCACCACTTATTTTCGCATTAGTTGTTATCTTGGAAAGTAGAGATGATGATGCATTATTAAACTTCACTCCAAATATATCGTCTATCTGTTCTCCGACTGGTAACTCTATCGATTTGAAGATTGATTTATTGTCTGTAATTCCGGTGGCGAATATTTCATCCAATAATTCTGCATCATCTTTTAAGTTATGTTTCTTCTCAGAATTAACTTGGTCATTCTGGCGATCAAATTTCACATCGTTATTATCTACTTCAGGAACAAGATCTAAATCAGCAATATCGATAAAACTTTCCTTTCTCTGTTGTTGTTCGAATACGCTGGAATCAAACATACTTTGATCATCTTCTTGATTATTGATATCATTCAAGTCAGCCATTTTTAATGTTTTTATTCTACGATTTTTTCTTTTTATTATAATTAATTAATAATTTTTGGTCCGAAAAATACGAAAATTATAAACGCTAAAAGTAGAATAAGAAAAATTATTGAGAATGTTACCGACGTGACGAAGTTATCATATTGAATTGGAACTTGACAATCAGAACAATATGGTGCGCACCGAGGATCTTGACACCATATTTGTCCATTCTTACATCCTTCACAATTACCTTCTGGACAGAAATTTGGATTTTGACAATAGGCTACCATTTTTAATTAATCTTTATTAATAAAGATCTTTTAATTAAAAAATTATCAATACTGATTAAAAAGAAACGTAATTTACGATGGGTGGTGGTCAGAGTAATACGGTAAATTTACAACAAAGTATCACGAATAATACAGTAACAAGTTCGAGTATCAGCTGTGATGCTACTGCAACAACGATACAAGCAAATAATACTATTATAGTATTAGATTCAGAGGTTGGAGGTAGTGTAGGGGACATCTCTGGAGTTACTGTTGATGCAAGTTGTACGATAGGTAACTCGATGAGTAGTGCGATATCAAATTCATTATCAGCCGCCGTTCAACAAGAGAATACAGCACTGAATGGAATAATGGGAGGTATTGGTAATAGTTCACAATCAAATTTAATAGATATCATGCAGAATGTAAGCAATAATACTACAGTGCTTATGAACAGTGTATGTCAGGCAACTAATACTGTTGATCAATCTAACAATCTAGTTTATGTTGATGGGTCAACTGTTGGACAGAATGTTGGTGTAATAAATACTGGGGGTACAGCATACGCTAGTTGTACTATAAATAATCTAAGTAAACTACAAATCTATAATCAAGTTCAGGCATCAGCAACACAGACAAATAAGGAAATATCACTATTATCACTAATCTTCATAGTGATATTATTATGTGTTGTAGTCTGTGCTATAATAGCACTTGCAAAAGTATTTGGTAAGCGTAAAGCTGCTGCGGGTCAGCAATCATCATTCTCAACTGGAGAAGAACAACTTATAAATGAATACTTACGACCCACATCTGGGTCCATATCTGGACCTACGTCCATAGCAGCATAATTATATACTCATATTATAATGTCATGTATGCTTATATCATAATGTTGAGTATAGTTTATGATAAGTAAGTACAAGTATCATGTATTGTTAATATACATGATTGTGGATTAGAATAGTGGTAACAGTGCTGAGAAATAATTAAAGCGTTGCGAATTATAATCATTGATCGATCCATTATACAATACTTCAACAAAGTTTTTATCTCCTCCGGTTGTGTCGAGTAATCCAGTTAATTGTCCATTTGTGTCGAAGATATTACTAATATGTGATATACGCTTCAATAATGATGGGGTTTCATAACCTGTATTTATTCTGTTGAGATACCAAGATTTACATACGGCTAGTGCTCGCAATAATTCGCCATCACGAACATTCTGAACCATGTAGTAAACCTTATTTCTTGGATCATTAATGATGTATGGATCGTGAGCATCGGGATCATTCTTAGACTTGATTGTATATTCAAGTGTTGAGTTTCTCTTCTTGATATCTATATATAGGCGAAAATCTCGCATATCTGAGAAGATGATATTATTCCTGTATTGAGTGAAATCTCTAGGACTTTTATAGAAATCATCAATATATTTCTTAATCTTTCTTGGTTGATCAGCTCTGGCTTTTTCATAATCACGAAGTAGAGCTCCCATCTTATTGGCAAAGATCTTATTAGCAAAACACAGTTTACTTCTACTCTTCGATGATTCATCCTCTTTGCTAACCAAACTTATGTTGCCACTTAACTTATCGAGTAGCACATTAAGTTCACTAGTTTCGCTTGCCTTATTTGTTTCGCTCACGTCGTTCACGTCGCTTGCTTCACTCTGTGGTAGTATTCTTGACGCCAATCTTAGGAAGTCGCTATAGTAGGCTTCTGTGTCAGTTACTTCGTATGATTCAATCATAAAGTATTCCTTGACGAAGTCATCATAATGCATATGTAATCTAACATGTTCGTAAAAGTGCATGACATATGCAGTTATCATATTAAGTATGCGTTTGAGATTATATATTCGTTGGGTTATCGAATAGTCAAAGTTTACAGTCTGAATTGATCCGGCAACATAGTTGATCTTCTCCTTCTGACTCTCCTTTAGACTAGTTAGTACTTGATCCCAAGTCTTATTCTTTGTCTTGTCATAGTGAGAAGTCTTAATTGGAACGTATTCACCTTTAATTAGATCAAATACTGGGTACCATATAGCATTATCGACTATCTCTCCTCTTTCTGAACCGAAGATCTTATGTATTACCTTAAGGTCTGCTTCGAAGACTCTATTTGAAGTTGGAAGATTTTCTGGTTGTGAAGGTATGGTGCAGAGTGATATGAGATTATTATCAATAGACCATGTTATTGCTCTCATCTTACCATAGGAATCAATGTATTGTGACTTGGCTATCGAACCACTCAACTTTAAATGATCAATAACACTGAATATATTATTGTTCTCTATTATCTCTCTAGATCCGTTAATGTTGAACGTCTTATTTGAACAATTAAACATTAGTGTCTCATGACATAACTTAGTCATCTGTTTCCCGAAGACTTTAATTAAATCTTCCTCTGAACTGACAATATCATCTTCTGAATTCTCTGTATTAATGTTAACAACAATCTCATATTGAGGATAAAACTTAACGACGGAGATTTGGATTATGACAACAGTTGCTCGATCAGGACGCAAGGGACGAGCGTGAAAGAGTGAGAATCTCGGAACTTGAATCTTTCCAGTTGAACGTGTATCTTCTCCCTTCTTCGGAGACTCAAAGACGTAAATATTAACATTGAATAATTCCTCTAGTGATCGATAAAACTTCTTTGATTCGAAGTATTGACTTGATTGTAATTCTTCGATAATCTCTTCATTCGAAAGATCATATAATTCCTGTCTCATACAGTTGATTTCCAACTTGTTCGGTATCACATTAGTTCTTATATTTTGGACGTAGGTCTCTTTCTTGGCCTCTTTCTTCAACTTAATATAGTCTGGATCATCAGTCGCAGTACAGAGAGCATGAATTAATGAGTTGGGAGATCTAATGGTACCCATTCTCTTTAGTGATACTGGCTCTTGCTTACTCTGCTGCTGCGCTCCTTTGGTTGGTTGCTGCTGCGCTCCTTTATAAGATGATAATATCGTATCTATCGCGTTACTTATGTTGACTAAACGATCAGGTTCGACATATTTGTTTGGCTTAACATCTTCCTTGCTCTTAGTTCCTGTTGAACTGGGTGGTGGAGTTACATCATTAATGAAGTTTTGATATTCCTTCGTCTTTCGTCGATCTGTTTTATAGCAACAGGGAATATAGGGATATATTTCCTTGTTGTTTAACTTATTATACTTGACACCTGCCCACTGATAAGTTGGAGAATCACAATATAAGTATAGATCCTCTATTTCATCATTCTCTTGAAGCCGACGAGGAAATATGATGACATGCTGTTTCTCTGACTTCTTCATACCATCATATTGATCTTTATCGATAAGGAGTGGTTGTTTATGCGACAGACACTTCTCTGACCAGCCAGAGGTAAAGAGATCTGGAGCTGCCATCTTAAGTACTTTTATACGCTTCATATTTGTTGTCGTTGCCTTTCTCTTTGATGACTTCGTTGACATAATCTTAGTTGTTTCAGGTAATATATCGTTGTATATATCTTCGATTGATTCCTTGGTTATCAAGTGATAAATAAAAAGCAGTTGCAATGTCTCAACGAAGTTGTCTATTATTTCCTTGCCTTCACTTTTAGTGACATTGACTTTAATGTAGGTACTGTTGGGGGAGATATTCTTATTCGTCTTTTCAAGCGAGCTGATTTTGCCAATCTTCATATTAAAGTTGATCGCTCTCTTAGTCACAGAATCAACAAATGGTTCGTATAAGAGTTTAATCTTCTTCTCTTCAGCGACCGATTTTTTTGATTCATTAAAGTGAAGCATCTTGGATAGGAGATCATCATTTAACACTTGATCGAGAAAGACGTACTTATTAAATCCAATTAGATTCCAATAAGTTAATGATGCTAAATAACTCACTATCTTTGCCGATTCAATCTTTATCCCAGGAATATTATTGATTATATTCTTAATAATGTCTATATATTCGATTGATATCTTCAGGTGTATCTTCTTCTCATTTATCAACCATTTGATGGTGTAGAATGAGTCTTTACTCGCATTTTCAAGTTCTACCTTCTTCTTTGGCAAGTATAATCTGATGAGAATCAGTGGATCTTTCTTCTTCAATTTATCCTTGTAAGATATGAAATAATCATATGGAGGCAGTGAGGTTGAATATTTATTCGTATAGGATTTAATATACTCTTTGCTCATCTTCTCATCCTTCTTATTGTCGAGAAATACAATATATGGCATCTCTTGCGTTGCAACTATCTTATCGAAGATATCAATACCCTCGTAATCTTGCTCATAACTCAGTTGTATTTCATATTGAACACGCTGAATATTAATATCTGATGCTAACACCTTTTTCTCGGAATTAATATAGTTTGTTATATCATTATCAGAGAAGTTATCAGGTTCCGTCTGTATTGTTTCGATAAGTGCACTATTTTCTAAATTTATGGAGAATTCACGAACAGAATCTAACTTCTCTTGAAGTTGAATCCAATACTCTAATTCTTCATATTCTGCTTCAACTATTTTATTATTCTTTTTAACCCAATCATTATATCGCAGCTTGAATGTTTCTTCGTTTGAAAACTTGCCATTCGCATAATTTTCGAGATACTTATTAAATTTTGTTAGTAATTTACCATTGTTTGCTGTATCATTAATCGTTCCATATATAAAGAAGATAATATCATCGTCCGTTGGTTCGACACCCGTCCTCTTTGCTATGATCTCATTGAGAATAAAATCAATTGAATCTCTCACAATATGATTTTGAATGTAAGTTTTTAGATTAAAATTTTTTGGTTCCCTTATTAAAAAAGCAACAGATATATCGTAATCTCTTGCCTGTTTCAATAATTTGATCCTTTCAGAATCATAATCAATATTCGACATTTTAAATTCGGATCAAAATTTTTGAATCCAAAATCTTTTTATTTATCAAATAAAAAAGTAACAGATGACACTTCGAACGATTTTAAACTTTGACGATTCCGATGAATCCAATAATGAAGCAACTTATGATCAATATGGATCGGTTTTGCCAAAAGAAAAGGTTAGAGAAATCATAATCAAGGGCTCTCCTCCAGGATCAGATGATATCAGAATCAACTTGACAGAGATTAGGAAGTCTCTTGAAAGTTTACTCTTGAAAACCGATACTCAAATCGACCTCTTAGACAAGGAAGACAGAGATGATTTCGATGCCATCCAGAACATATGCCGAAGCATAAGAGGAAATGATTCATACGGAATAGTCTTGACAGAAATATTGTCAGTCTTTGGTCAACAAGTAACTAAGATTGTTCCAGGCAGTGTTGGAGCATATTTTAGAGGTTGTTTCTTTAACACTAATGTTCCGGGATTAAATCCCGCCTGCGGACTTGATTGTATATCTGGAATAAAACCAAACACTGATACTCCTGGCTTCAGTCAATGTCAAGATTTGGTGGTCAAGATCGGCGATGATCAAAAACTTGAATATAAGAATAGTGATGAAATTGTCTCCTATTCTAATGCTATCATCTATATTGTACAGAATGGTTCTGATAAGAAAAAGAAATTAACAGTTGATCATCTTGATGAATTACAGAGATTGGGTGTGTCACAAGCTAAGATTGTGATTGGTAATGGTGACGGATATAGTCAAATTGCTGATTATACAAGTATTGAATCACTCCGAACGACTATTGATTCTGGAGTAATGGATGATGATAGTGATAACGATAGCAGTAGTGATTCAAAAGGATGGGGATGGATATTACTGATAATATTGATCATTATTATTATAATCTTCCTTGTTATTGTCTTCTCGAATGGTGGTAGTGGTGGTAGTGGTTGGTACTAATATTCTGAAGACAAAGTACAACATATATCAGTAATATATGTTAATTATCGATTATTTGAAGAGTGTATTTTTTGGATAATACTTCTTAATATAAAGATCCATATTCATCGAAGACATTGATCTGTTGCATCCAAAGCATATTGGTCTCAGATTATCGATAGTAGTTGATCCTGAATTACATACCGATATGACATGTCCAGCTTCAAATCTACGCATTTGTATCTTATCTTCACAACATATACAGAAACCTTCTGATACTCCAGGATAATACTTATCCCACAGATCATCTCTCATTTTCTTGGGCACTGCTGTACGCTTGGCTTTCGATCTTAATTCTGGACCCAGCTTAGCACTTGATACTGAATCAGTTGGTATTATAACAAATTCAGAGGCAATATTTATCTTCGGATCATTTGAATTATAATAATATATTATCATATCAACGATGTCTAAACTGAGATTTAGATTATTAGTGACAATACGGAACTCAGGACCGTCGATTACATATTTGTACTTATCCTTAGCTAGTATATTCTTGTGATTATCAATATCACAATATTTCTTGCCTCCCTTCTTCATATTATTTATACAAAACTTGATTGTTTCAGTTAGAAGTTCAGCTTCACAACCATATTTCGATTTGCAATATAAGTTGAATAATCTCTTATCATCATAACTTACCGGCATAAAGTTACAACTTGATTTACTGAACAGTATGCAGTTAAGATCTAAATCGTATACTTGACTTGAATCTTTGAATACCTTCTTAAGATCTATCTTCTTAGACATGGCGAAGGAACGGGATATATGATCTATAAACATAATATATTGTTGATTAGGAACTTTGAGATGTGTAGCAGCAGTAAAAATACGCCATAACTTATTATATTTGATTATGATGGATTCTGATAACGACAATATATAATCTAAATCAACGTTAATATCAGGAATCTCGATAGTTGAACCACTAATCTTCTTAACGAAGAGTTTGAATTGAAATTCATCAATTGATTGAAAAAGTGAGTGTTCGACGCAAAAATTAACATCAATATGAAGATGATCAAAAAATATTTGATATTTGATACTTTCTTTTTCCACCTTCAATAAAAAGAAATCTCTAATTAATGATTCTGATAACCATTCCGGTTGCATCGTATTTTTATTATCTATAATATTCGCTTTAGGTATTAAGTGACTAATGATTAAAAAGCTTCTATTTCTTTTTATCCTCTTTTTAATTATTGGTCTAATCTTCCTATTCTTATTCTTTGTTCCGGAAACTAAAGAGATAACAAGTAGTAGTCAATCTTATTATCCGAGCAATTTATATTACGAAGACACTGATTTAAATTTAATTAAGGTAAATAAAATAAAGATTATATTTGATACTGCTGGCACGAATAACGCGACTAACGCGACTGACGTGACTGACGCGACTGAATTAACTAACATATCATCAATTAAGAAATATATTGATTCTAAAGTTTATATTCAAGCTTTGAACATATTTAAAAAGAAGCGTAAGTTTAAAATTGTTACTATCGACGAGGAAGTAAGTTTATCATCTGTCGCTAAGTACATACTTAGAAAAATTAGGAAGAGTAACAATCATTTCAATGTCTCTGGAGTAAAGTTGTATAGTGGAAATATTGAGGCGCAAGTTTTAATTACGTAGATGCCGGAGCCTAATGATTATGTTATAGTATTCTTTGTTGTCTTAGTCTTAATAGTTTTTCTCGGATGGATGATATATCTTATTCTAATTTCCGAGTCTTTCTCAAATACAAAATCAGGTCAGAATGCTGATTCCTTATCTCAAGTCTGTCCTGTTGGATCTTGTGCTACAAACATATATACTGGACAGAAGAGATGTCCAAATTTAAATTCAACCGTTGCAGCAAATGTCACTGATGAAGTATGTAATTTAGCATTTGGATGTAATAATGTAATTACTCCATACGCTGTACAATCTGATGGTAGTGCAATATATACTGGAACATGTGAACCCAATATTGAATGTCCATGTTTAAGTTATCCTCGCTGCGCATCATATATTACATCACTCTTTGTTAACACGAATGGTAATCCGTATCAATCTACCGTCGGTCAACAGATATTATTTCAACAAGTTAATACTTATGAAGTACCATCTGTTCCAGGAATATCAGTATCAGATACTCCTCCTATTATAATTGATGGTAATCCAGCATCTAGCTTCTGTACTATACCAATAAATTGGTTGCCTATATCAACTCCTGGATGTAACTTCACTGATGACATATTAATAGAAGATAATTTATTAGCATGCATGGGATTACCTAATGACTGTAATGGAGTAACTGCAAATCCTTGTCTCTATGGAACTTTAGCATTCATACCCAATAATCCAAATACAATAATAACAAGTACAAACTTCAGTACAATACCTGTTGCTTGTGTTCGTGGTACGCCTTGTCCTTGCGGTCAAGTTGCTGTATGGAACAATAATGTTGGTCAGATAATATGTACTACACTAACCTAAATTGCAACATAATACTAAATGTCAATATGATTTAATATTAATAGTGTGAGTGGCTAAGATAATCAATTCCTGTGTTAATTAGACTGTTACATATATATTTACTTATATGTTATTATTTCAGATACCAGATACTAGATACTAGATACTAATCACAGAATCTAGATTATTCAGATATTCCAAAATACGAAAATCAGAACTCCGAGTTTCAAAACTGTGAGCTACTCCCTAACTACATTGCCAATATATGATAGTCCCAACGTTTGTTAGGTTACACTTGTTGAATCCATATTTTAGAATATCTGAATAATAAAGATTTCTGTGATTAATATTACAAATTCTTGACAAGCACGGTAAGCTACTCCCTATACTGCTAATTACTTGTATTCCTAAGTGTTGATGATTAGCTTGCTTATCTATACACTGGTTTTCATATTTTAGCATCCAGTTTATAAAACTTGAAACTTGAAATCCTAATTTCCAAGTTTCAAAGTTTAGATTCAATGGTGAGTTACTCCCTACACTGCTAATTACTTGTATCTCTAAGTATCGATGGTTAGCTTACTTATCTATACACTGGTTTTCATATTTTGGCAAGTTTTATAAATCTGAAAACTAGAATTTCAAGTTTCGAAGTTTCGGAATTTGGATTCAAACGGTGAGCTACTCCCTACACCACACATATCTGATATAGATAAGTATAGATGATTAGCTTGTTTATCTTATCACTTTATTCTCCATTTTAGTATCCAGTTTAGAAATCTGAAAACTTGGAAATTAGGATTTTGGAAATTTGAAACCATGAGCTACTCCCTGCACCACTAATTATTTGTATAGATAAGTATCGATGGTTAGCTTGCTTATCTTATCACTTTATTCTCCATATTTTAATATCTGAACTAGGATTTCAAGTTTTGAAGTTACAAAGTTTTGAAGTTACAAAGTTTTGAAGTTTACAGAAATCTTTGTTTAGAGATTAAAATACGAAAACCAATGATAAGATAAACAAGCTAACCATTGATACTTATCTATATCAGTAATAAGTGATGTAGGGAGTAGCTCACCTCAAACTTTGAAATCCTAATTTCCAAGTTTTCAGATTTCTAAACCTACTAAAATGGGGAATAAAGTGATAAGATAAGCAAGCTAATCATCGATACTTAGAGATACAAGTAATTAGCGGTGTAGGGAGTAGCTCACCTGAAATCCTAATTTCCAAGTTTTCAAATTTATAAACTGGATACTAAAATGGAGAATAAAGTGATAAGATAAGCAAGCTAACCATCGATACCTATCTATACAAGTAATTAGTGGTGTAGGGAGTAGCTCATGGTTTCAAATTCCGAAATTCAAGTTTCAGATTTATAAACTGGATGCTAAAATATAGAAACAAGTGATAAGATAAGCAAGCTAACCATCGATACTTATCTATATCAAATATTAGCAGTATAGGGAGTAGCTCACGGTCGAATCTTAATTACAGAAACCTGAATAATTATAAGGATATTAAAACTTAGCACAGAATCATATTTATCAAATCTGTATGCAGATGTTCATATCATAATAATAACATATAATTAAATATATATGTAACACTGAGATAATAATCAACATAGTCCCTCATCGTCAAGATTAAATCATGTTCAGTATTCTTACCATATGATGATTAATACTTATATAATTTCTCTATAGCCTCATAATTGTTGATAATTAACATCTTAAATTCAGGTCGTACTGATAGACGTAACGACAGAGCTGAAATTAATATCTTCTTGTCATCGGAAGTTAATTTATCACTGACAGTAGCAATTCTTATTAGAGCATAATCTGAAAATTCTTCCAACTTAAAATCTGATAAACTCTTGTTTGAATTCTCGTCCGACTTTGTATCTGATGTGACAAAGTTAAGTAATGATACTCTCCACGTGCCAACGCCATAGTTTTCAAATCCCCATTCGAAAAAGTCGGGAAAGGGATCACTTCTCTTTCGAATTTCGGAACTTAAGAAACAATCTTCCACCGCAAGTAATGGGTTTGTCATGTAGGGAATAGTAAGACACGAGATTAATTCAGAAGTATATTGTCTTGGTCGAAACATTGATTCGGCTGCCGGACGATTTAGGATGTGGTATATCTTCTCAGAGAAGTTTCTCGTCACCCAATAACATTGGGCTCCCCAGACGATTGGATCATTACGTCTGACTAGATTCTTAAGATCTTTGTTCTTACCTTCCCAAACTACTCGACGTTTAAGTTGGCCGTGAATACAACCCAAATAAACAAGTTCAGCTGAATCAGGGAAGTTTTCCCTTACCTTAATAAAGTGATTGACAAAATCTTTATGTAAGATCACATCATCTTCCATGATTATTGCCTCTTTTAGATCTAATTCGGCTATTTTCTTGTGACAAAGAAGATGTGATGCCAATACTGCAATAGTTATATTTACATTATGGGCATCATCTCCCTTCTCTGCACCGACTGCCATTCTCTTAACCTCTGTTCTTTCTGGAGTCAATGCATCAACTATAGTATAACTTAAATTATGATGTTTTAATTCAGCAGTTATGTTAGCTAGACGATCAGGTCTCGACTTCAAACTTATAACGAAGATGTGTGGTACTTTAACTTCAGTCTCCATTTTTATTCGGATAAGTAATTGTTTTAAGAACCTATTTTAATAAACATATATACAAAAATATATGTAAATTGGCTTTTTAAAAAGGTATTGTCGTATACTGACCGTGTAAAGATAATTATATCTTTTGTAAATGACGTTTGAGGCCGGTTCTTGGATTGAGCATCGTGAATATTGAGTTTGGAGATTCATTATCGAGAGTTAACTTAATGTAATATTTGAGATTTTGATCAAATGTGTACTTGCGATCAGCATTCTTCATCGTCTTCTTAAGATAAGATGTAATAGCATCAATTCTCGGATGTGTTATCTTCTTGGCGTTTGATTTATATGTTTGAAATATAATCTTACTCAGCTCGGATTTATCACCAGTATAAACTGTCAACAACTTTAAACCAGAACGTTGGAGTCCGATCGGTAAAGAAATGACAAAGTTGAGCCAAGTATTGTAGATGATGGATTGTAGATTGGACTTCATCTTATCGATCTCCTTTTGGTTCGCGGAAGGAATATTATCAAGTGTACTCAATTCTTGGATGCTCTTCATTGGTAGATGGGAGAGCATAATAAACTTACTCTCATATGTTGCGAAGTCTTTCTTCTCGAAGAGATCAAATGTTACTGATAGTAAGAAGTAAAACCTTTGCTTAATATCCTGAACTCCACCTCTCATGTTTGCTCTCCATTGATAACTAGTATCGTATATTCTAAATAATTGGGATCCATTCTTTATTAGCACTGCTTCAGATCCAGACTTTATACGAGGGTCAGTACCGATGTCATCATCCTTTGGGCAGCAAGGCAGTCCATGACTAAGAACATTGTTCGCTTGTGAAAGTGTGTATTCAACTGCCACTTTTAATTCAAACTTCTTAATCTGTTCTTCAGTGAACCTTCTTTCAAAGTCTACTTCTTCATGATCTGAACCAAACGCCTCCTTTGTGTAAACTTGGGTTGCGTTTTGAAATATCATGTATCCTCTTCCAACATCATCTTTAGATCCAAATATTAGGCTTGGACAAACGATGGAAACCTCATACATCCAAGAACTATACTTCTTTGTCTCATCGAAGAATGAGGATAAAGGAGGTGCAAGAACATTTTCCCACATCTCACCAAATGTCTTGCTCGTCCCCCAAGTACCAGACTCTCCAGATAAAGACTTTGCATGAAGCATATAGTTTTTACCATTATGTCTGATGATTCGGAACGTTGCACAATCAGGAGATGATAGCAATGTCATCTTACTCTTTTCGAACTTATGAGATATGTTATGATCATCCTTCATTGTGAAGATAGATGTGTTGGGAATTTCATCAGTAATGATGATTGGAACATAGGGTAAACTAGATGCTACTTTAATTTTCCTTTTTAGATCATAAACACTACCTCTCAGTTGAGAATAGTCTGGTTTATGTTCAGGGTCACATTTAAAGTGTGCTATACAGAGATCTCCATTCTTGTGAAAGATATCCCATTTCTCTGTATCGATATCAATTGATTCTATTTCTGCTACTATCCCACGTTCCGAGGAGTTATCAACAGTTTTTGTGCGATTGGAGTAAGACATCTTTTTTTTATCTGGAGAATATATTTTTGAGCTACATATTAAAAAATATAAAAATTTATTTTCTTAATTCAAATTTTGTCGTCATAATTAAAAAGGAATTTGAATTAAAAAGGAAAAATTAAAACATTTGAAATGTCGCGTCAAATAATTTCGCCTCGAAGATCTAGTTTTCGACCAGAGGTGAGTTCTGGATCATCAATCACGAAGTATGGAATTACCGATAATGAAAGAGATGAGGATCTCGAAGAAAGAATTACTGAAAAGGAAATAACGCCTGAAGGGAGAATAACTGAAACTACGAAGGAAACCTTCTCGCCAGCCAGATCTAGGGGAACCAGATCAGCAGTCATGAATTCCAGACCTGTAAGTCCAAATAGATCCAGAATGGGTGTTATACCAAGATCGAGACCTATAAGTCCAAATAGAACAAGAACAGGTGTTATGAATTCCGTGCCCGTAAGTTCCGGGTCCGTAAGTTCAAATAGGTCCGTAAGTTCAAATAGGCCAGTAAGTTCAAATAGGTCCGTAAGTTCAAATAGGCCAGTAAGTTCAAATAGATCCAGAACGGGTGTCATACCAAGGTCGAGACCAATGATCATGTCTGATTCCCCTAGTTCCTTTAGTTCCTTTAACAGAAGTTTTGGTACATCATCAGTGACAAAATCTGAAATTAGGGAAGAACTCATTGATGATATCATCAGAACGGCCAGAACTAATGGTTCACTCCGAAATGCATTGATAGATGCTGCTGGTGGCGAACGTTCCCTTGAACAAGATCTGGATTCTGATAGTGCATTAATGACCGATGTTGAATCAATACTTGAGAGAATATTATCAACTGCTGATAATAGAGACGAGGCACAATCATTGAGGTATGAAATTGATGCTCGAAGAAGAAATGGTGATAATACTCCATTAGTATCGATGATCGAGGAGACTGTTGAAACTAAACGTCGAAATGGAGATGATACTCCAATCTTATCATTGATAAGAGAAGCTATTGAAGACAGGAGGACAGGAAGTGATAATGTTCTCATTGATATTGCAACAAATTCGGGAACTAGATTACCGTCCAGATCAATGAGCCCCATGAGGACTAGGTCAGTGAGTCCCATGAGAGTTAGATCTTCGAGTCCAGTTAGATCTTCGAGTCCAGTTAGATCTTCGAGTCCAGTTAGATCAAGGACCAATATGACTGTTGAAGATAAAATAGTCGAAGAGAAGATGAGACGAGCAAGCATGCCAAGATCTGGAGATAAATATATTATAGGTTCTGACGGAGAAAGATATGATCTCAGTGCTGCGGAGAGAGGTATTAAAACTGCCGCCGAAGAAGCAGCCCTAACAAGCCCACGCAGCCCTGTCAGAAGAATCGATACAAGTCGGAGTGCTGGAGAGAGGGTATTAGAAGAGAGGATGAGAGAAGCAAGTGAGCCAGTAGATGGAGATGAATGGATCACAGGGTCTGATGGAAAGAGATATGATCTAAGTGCGATAAGAAGGAGTATAAGTGTAGCTACTAAGTCTGCACCTACTAGTCCTTCTAGATCGACCGAATATAGATCAATGAGCCCGGTCAGAGCCAGATCTTCAGGTCAATATGAAACAAGTTACACTGTTTCTCCATTACCTCCCATTACACCAGCAGGACCAATAAAGAGAATTGCTTCTCCAGTTGGAGTTCAAAACAGAGCTACTATGACTCCCATATCTTCTGCTTCAAGATCGTCTGGGTCTACCAGTGCTAAAGGTCCCAGTTGTGGATGCGGGTCCAGATAAATCTGTATAGGTCCAGATAAATCCGTATAGGTCCAGATAAATCTGTATAGGTCCAGATAAGCTTGTACGAGTTTATCCGTATGGATCCAGATAAATCTGTATAGGTCCTTATGGATCATATTTATGAATTTATATATTATGCAATATATAAAATGGGTATTATTGAGAACATAACACAAGTTGAATCAATAATATTGATACTTATTACGATAGCATTACTTATATTGAAGATTATAATATCGTATTATATATCACAATCAATATTTTACGCACAACTTCGCAGTAAGGAGATATTGCGTCCAGAAATAGCAGTTATTACTACAGTTCTCGTCTATGGATTTGCTATCTTAGGTATATTTTATCTCTTCAGTGATAATCGTAATGAAAGCATGATATCATCATTATTTGTTACTGCACTATTTATCTTGTTACTGATAGTATCTCTTATTTGGCAAGTATTCTTTGGCTTCTTTCATAATATTCAACTATCAGCACTTGGTTATCTATTGTTTATTGTAGTATTGTGCTATTATATATATGAAGTTGCTAAAGTTTCTCTATTCGCTGCACTCATGACATTACCTTTATTAGTACGTGAGATAGTATATTTCCTATTTGTTGAACAGTTATTTGTTGATAATCCCGGTAAAGTGGTATAAAGTGATATAATGGAATTTTAAAGCATCAAACTATTGATTTTGATATTATTAGTGTAAATCAGAATATTATGTTTACCATAGTCATTAAAATGATGTAGTGTAAGCAGATCAATATTTGAAATGATGGACATATGATATTTAATTATATTAACAATGTATAATGTAAAATATGATCCATCTTCATTATGAGTATAAGGTTGCTTTGTTGTAATCATTACGATACTTTTTCCGGGGTAGCAATTTACTACAGGATAACAAATTATATCCCAATATCCACAACAATCTAATACTTTATATTTAAAGTTAAGATCGAGATTTCCAACATTACAACAATCAAGTATACAGTATAATGTTGTTGTTGATATAGAGTTGATTATTGACCTAATATTGAATTTCACTTGATGCTTGTTTTTCACTCCCTCATCATGATGAAAAGTGCAAAAAAGAAGTGTCTTGTCACCGAAATTGCCATATCTCAACTTTGAATAGAAGTTTTCTTCATGAAGTTCGGAGTTTAAATCAAAGATAATGACTTGGCTTTGCTGGCTTTGCTTACTGTGTTTATCGAAGAGATCAGTTATCGCACGAACTTCAATATCTGTCGACAAAACTCCAGCATCAGTAGGATCAGAGGAAACACTTTCACCACCGATATCTTTAGTATCACAGGTAATAATGATTATCGATAATTTAGTCAATATAGTTGACGTAGTTAACATTTAGAGCCAAGAGAACGCGAGGTATCTATAATTCATTTTAGCATCAACCATATTCTTGAAGCAAGTAACAGTTTCATTACAGAATTTGAGATTAAAGTTTAATTCCCAACATTGATTATAAACTATACCCTCAAAATTTCCATATTGATATTTGCAGTATGGAAATTTTGAGGGGATTTCATCAACGTGTATTTCTGAAATGACACTAAAACTTAACGGAATAGATGTATTTTTACAGAAATCTTCAATGGAATATAGGGTGTAATTATCCGTTAATTGAAAACAATTATGTGTGTCGTGAACATAGTTAACCAATGTGACATTAAAGCAATTTACTCCCACAGTAATGATACAGAAAAAGAATAATATAAACAAAGTGAACGAACCGAATAATCGAGACATGACTTTTATTAAATAAAAATAAAATTTGATAGTTTTTTGAAATTCTCGCCAAAAGATGGATTCTTTCATTTGGCCAGATGGAGTATTTGTTGAAATTCAGTATTATGATAAGGAATCAATGATAAGATCATCAGGTGATGGAAGAATAAGATTTTTCTATCCAAATGGTAATTTCTGTGCTGAGGGAGAAATACGTAATTTCCGCTTCGTTGATAAATTGATTGTTTATCATCCAGACAAGAGCATAAACTTCATTGCTCAATATAATAGCAACGGTGTACTAGATGGTACTATCACTTTTTATTATTCAAAAACACATCTCGAATTCTTAAGTAGAAGTTATAAGATACCCATTCCCAAAAAGGAGATGGATTTCAAAGATGGAATATTGTGTAATCAAAGAGAATACATGCTTGTAGTATAAAAAATATAGAAAAGTTAGAAATATCATAATGTATATGAAAATAAAAATGGATGCGTTTTTTCGTATCGATAAAACATTGACTGTGGTTTTCACAACATCAAGATGATCGCAAATCTCAGAACTAAGAAGAGAGAAATTATTCATGAGAAGAGGTATCTGAATACTCCCGTGGTGCGTGATGATTCAGATTCAGATTCAAGTAGTGATGAAGAAGATATTGAATCTTCTGACACTGATACTGAAGAGAATGAAGAAGATGAGTGGTTCAGTAATCCAGTAATCTTACAACCTAATCAAATAGAGAATTATGAGATAGGTGAGAAGATATTGAGTCAAGGTGAACCATTTCTAAATTATTCAGCACAAGGATCCGGAAAGACTCCACTAACAATCAAGTTAGGTTGTACATTTAAGTTACCTGGATTTATAGTTGGTCCAACCAGTGCTATCGGAGTCTGGCAACTCGAAGCGGAAACATACAAGTATCCAGTTCATGAACTTATATCTTATGCTAAGATAAGGCAACCAAAGAATAACATGTGGTTGATCAGAGACGAAACTCAACAATTTGGATTCAGAGTTACAGCATTACTTAATGCTGTTATTGAGCAGGGTGCACTGTTTGTCTTTGATGAATGTCATAAGATAGGTAATAAGAATCTTCAAGGAGATGCTTGTCTCACTATCGTAACAAAGATATTTAACTCCAGATCACAGAGATCAAAGGTAGTTTACTTGACAGGAAGTCCTTATACAAATGCTAAATGTAGCATCCAGTTCTTTAGATTACTCAATATCCTCAAGAGCAAGGATATCTATATCTTCCATAGATCAACTAATGAGAATGAATACATTGGATTACAGGAGATAATCAATGTTTGTAATAAACTCGATCCAGTGAAGACTAAGGAAATCAGTGAAATGCGTATGTTTGAATACATTAACTCGAAGAACTTAACTGATTTCACTCACATGCTATTCTCACAAATAATCATAATGAAGATGTGTCACGGTATGCCTCAACCAGAACTTGGTGAGGGTATTAATCGTGATGTAGGCAATGGTTTCTATCAACTAGATGTTGATGAGAGTTATCTTCTACTTGAGAAATATGTTAATGACACATTGGCATTGATTGAAAGTAAAGGTTTTAATAGAAAGCTAATCACAGAGATTGGAAGAAACTATGGAGTGATAGAACTCTACAAGATTAGTATATTCGAGCGTGTTCCTAAGAAATTCTTGGATCGTAACCCAAAAGGTAAAGTCATCATTGGAGTCAATCGCATAACTACGCTTGAAGCCTTGGAGAAGGCATATAAGAAGTATAATCCCGTCATCTTCCAAGGAAGTGTTAATTCCACGGACAGAACTATACTCGTCAACACATTTAATAATGATCCCAAATGCAGAGTCCTTATTGGAATAACATCTGTTATATCAACAGCACTTAATCTTCAAGATAGGAAGGGAGATGAACCGCGTGCCATATATATTAGTCCATCTTGGAACTTAAAGGATATAGAACAATTACGAAAACGAACAGATCGTGTTTTAACAAAGTCTGATGTTTACGTTCGTATTGTTTACGCTCGCGGTGTTGAGAATGAACAAAACTTAATTAAAATCTTAAGTAAGAGCTCTGGTGTATTAAAAGATACACTTGGAATAATAGCAGATAAGACTATTCTTGTTGGAGACTTCCCAGATGAATACTCTACTGATTAGATACTCCATGTATCATTGTAAATACATATATTAACATAATATATGTTTATCATATATGACTATGTCGGACGGTGTAACATAGACATTACTTCACGTAACTGTTTATCATCGAGTTTGGTTAACATATCTTTAATCTGATCTACATGATTATCATCAGAATTAATCATATTGGAAGCTAGTTGATCGAATCCCAATTTAACATTGTCTAATGTGATTCTATTTGGATTATACCTTTTGGGATTATAGAGTAGAGTTCTTGTCTTCTCCATCTGTGAAAAGTTTAATAAGTTTTCACAGTCTCTACCTTGATCTTTTAGTAGATGATAATTGCTCTTGAACAATGATTTGAATTGTTGTTCTGTTCCCTCAATCGTTGCTCCAGTCTGTTTAAGTTGCAACTTAAATATGGCAAATAGTTCGTCAGAATTATATCTCTTACATTCAAATCTAGTCGGACATCGACTTAGTAATCCAGGTTGAACCTTGAATATTGTACTCTTAAGTTTATTCTCGTACCCAGCAAATATGATTATTGTCTCATCTGGATGTTCACTTAATTCTCTATTTATTACATTTAGTACTTCACCTCCATACATATCATGTTCTCCCTCATATAAACTGTATGCCTCATCAATAAAGATTACCTTTCCTCTGTTTGCTTTCAGTAATTCTGAAGTCTTCTTATCAGAATGACCTTGCCACTTGTCAACGAAATGTTCTCGACTAACAATCTTGATTATATCATCTTGTGGTACTGTATCTTCCTCTCCCTCCTCATCAGAACATATATCTGATGGAGTAGGTGTATAAAAGAATAGATAATAGACTAATATTGCCACAGCAATGATGATGATAAAACCTATGATAAAATATATCCACGAGAAACTACTACTTCCAAAGACGAATGGATATACCATTGCCCAAGCAAATGATCCAACTGCAATCAGACCAATCAAGTAGCTGGGATTACAATATCCGGCATAATCCTCATAAAATGAGCTTGCAGTCTTTGGCCTCTTCTTAATATAACCTAGAGCATATAATATTGTCGCTATTATAGTTCCATATTTTGTCTTTCCAACTCCTGGCGGGCCATAAAGTACCATGTTCAAAAGAGGACGTTGGATATTTTTTGGATTATTCATCTTCTCAATTAGATAGAGTACCTGGACTGCAATATCATTCTTAATCTTTGGTTGACCTATCGTTGAGTTTAATTTATGTAATGTTCGTAATAAAAATTTCGGAAACCTGATCTTCTTGATTAAATCATCATCTTCCTTAATACCATCTTCAATAATCTTTATAACTTGATCTAGATCAGATAGCACCATTTTAATTACTGAGAAATTAAATAATAATTGAACATCAGATTAATTATTAATCCAAATATTCAACACTCCAATTATAGAGTATATATGAACTCGAAGTATAGTTGATATTAGTTGGGCTATTGTTCTGTATTACAATCTGATACTTATCGGTTATCGTTGTATGTCCAATATTAGTAGTGAAACTCAATTGACCATGAGTTTGACAGTATGTAATATAATACTGCCTGATTGATATATTATTCCTTCTTATCTGCAACATAATTACATCAGTTGAGTTAAGTTGACATTCAATCTGAAATATCAAACTGAAGCGATATCCACCGAGTTTCTGTGGAGAGAATATTCCATTTGATAGATCAGTACCAACACTAGAATATAACGAGTAATCTGGTAAAGTTGACCATTGAGTTACAGGTAATGAAGTGTTCGAATTACATACTATCTTAGTAGCATTAGGAATAGACACGGAAAATGCATACGATACTGAATTGGAACTCCACTTTGCAAGTCCCGGAGTTCCATCGTAACAGTAATATACAGTCATATTATTGATATCAAACCACGTACTTCCACAGCAATAACCTAAATACATATCATGATTAGGTCCTGGTTTAGAAGATAATGAAGTGCTTACTCTTGGACTTGTAAAGTTTATGCCAAGAAATATATTATCAATGATATTATTGAGTAACATATTATCGCTTGAGGAAAGTGGTGAAGTGAAGGTTACGGTTAAAATATTACCGCTTAGAGTTCCAGGTTGAGGTTGATAACCACTCATTGTTGGATCTATTACAATCTTGCTATTATAAATAGTTAAATTTCCAGCTCCATTACTAATGTTGATTTGGTATCTGAATATAGTTGACATCTTTTCATATATTTAATAATATATGATTTCTTAATATTTTAGTACCTATACTTTAGTATCTATACTTTAGTATTTTAGTATCTATACTTTAGTACCAATTTCCTTGACATGATAGTATGAATCTTGCACCACCGACAGCCATGGTAACACTGGATAATCCATTAATCAATTGTCCTGCGACACCTGGAGCAATTGTAACTGTATTTGCTGGATTATTATCTATACGTTTGATACCCCAGTATATACCATCTCCAATCGTTGCATCTATCATAGTCAATGTGACATCACTATTTGTTGCATCAATGAGATAGAAATTGTAATTTGTGTCGGAAATGCTATCACTAGCAATTATAATTGGAAGCCACGACATTTTTCTTTTTGAGTTTTTTATTAAGATTTTCTTGACTTTCTTTTTTCTTGAGTTTCTTTTTATTAAGATTTTTTTAAATCCGAAAATTTTTTATCTAATCGTCCAACTTATCCAATCTGGAAAGTCATTGCTGCACCCGATGAAACAGGTGCACCGCTGATATTTGCTTCCAATGATATCAAGTCGAATTGAGAAACTGAAATTATATTTACTGTGTTAGATCCCGTCGTAGCAGCTCCAGTTATTGTCACCACAAGTGCTGTATTAACTCCATTTACCCTGATTGTGAAACTTCTTGATGATCCTACTCCAGGAGCGACAAATAACACAACACTTAAATTTGATACTGCTGTTGCTGAATTCATTGTTATCTGTGCTAGGTTTTCTGTTGTTGTTTGTGAACCATATCTTTGGAATTGTCCACTCGCTAAAGCACCTTGACTGTTATATGCTATTAAAGCTCCACCTCTAGGTCCGGTTGGGCCTGTATAGCCTGTATATCCAGTGTAGCCTGTATATCCAGTGTAGCCTGTATATCCTGTATATCCTGTATATCCTGTATATCCTGTTACTCCAGTTGGCCCAGTGTAGCCTGTATATCCTGTATATCCTGTATATCCTGTATATCCTGTATATCCTGTATATCCTGTTACTCCAGTTGGCCCAGTGTAGCCTGTATATCCTGTATATCCTGTATATCCTGTATAACCACTATATCCAGTGTAGCCTGTATATCCTGTTACTCCAGTTGGCCCAGTGTAGCCTGTATATCCTGTATAACCACTATATCCAGTGTAGCCTGTATATCCTGTTACTC